TTAATCCTGCGTCGCTGCCTGCCTTAAGGGTGGCCGGATGTGCGTGGAATGGGTGGCCGGATCACCGTGGAATCAGTGGCCGGATGTTCATGGAATAGGTGGCCGAATGGCCGTGGAATCCCCAAGCGGAGCGGGTGGGGGTGCTGTTACACCCCCACTTTGGTGCAAAACACTTCACTTTCAGCATCAACACGATTGCTTTTGATGACTCTGATTTGGTTACTTCAGGGTTTCTTGCTCGAAGCCAAAAAGTACGCCTTTCAGTGCTATTCGTGCTTGGTTTCTTATCTGGGTCGGTAGGGCATCGAATCGTTTTAAGATGGGTCTCAGGTCCTCTGATACCGTCATTTCTTCTTCTGTCAGCAGCAGCTCGTCGGTTGTCACGCCTAGAGCCTTTGCGAGCTCTACTACTTTGTCTGCAGACGGCATCTGTGACCCTGATTCATATGAGGTGTAACTGGACTTTGCTACGCCTGCTGGCCCCCAAACCTGAGGCTGAGTCAGCCCTCGCGCTTTCCTGAACTTCTTCAGGTTCTCGCTGAAATTCATGGTTCGTTCGCTCTGGCTTCTCATCATGCCGAGATCGTAAATGCTGTTCACCTGTACAGTTCCGTTATTCCGGTATTTATTTGCTTGCATAGCGTCATGCTCCTTGGTTAGCATCCCGGTATTGAGTTGCCGCTATTCCGGTATTGACAGGGATTTTTATGTTCATCGATTGGCTCAAGGTTTCGCAGGAATTTGATTTTGACCTCCCGGTGATCTCGGACACTGCTTTCAAGGCTATCGACACCTTGACCGGCGAAGTCCTCAGCACGTCCTATCGTCCTGTCAAGCATGAGGGTAGTCATAGTTCGACCATCAAAATTCAAATCAACGGCCGGAAAATCACTATCGATGGCAATCCTTCTCGTCTCAACCGTCATGACAATCTTTGGGGCTTCGAAGCCATCGAGCAGTGCATCGCGGTCTATAATGATTTGCTCGGACAGTACGGGCTTCCTGCTTTCACCCGTTGCACGCGCTTTGAGATACGCCAGGGCGAATCGGGCGCCAAGTCCTCCCATCTTTGGGCTGATGGCTGCTGCATTCATCGAATAGACCTGACTACTAATATTTCAGTCGGGGAGGGGAACGAGATTCCCTACCTGCGTGGTCTTGCGACTCAGCGTATCGGCCATTCGATAGGTCGTTTATATGCCAATGGCCGGTCGGTTGATTGGACTTCTAAGGACAACAGCAAGGGCGCTCGCCTTCAGTATCGTAAAGCCTATGACAAGGCTTTTGAGATTCTTCAAAACCATCTGCCTAAGGTGAAAAGGGCGTTTGGTGAATCTTCGCCTGAGTTTAAATATGCTCAAGAGATTTACGACTATGCAAAGCAAGTTGGCATAGTTCGATTAGAACAAGAATTGAAAGATGAATATCTAAAACGTCAAAATATGTCGTTCTGGGGCCTCTTTGATGAAGGCAAATTTCTTACTCTGCACGAAGAGTTCTTACGCGTTGATGAACGCTTAAAGGTGACCAAGATGGATCAAGCGAGTATAGCTCAGCAATTACTTCTTGAGAACGTAGTGAAAACGCCTCGACAAGCCATTACAACTGCGTATTACGCTCATCTTTGGATGCATGGTTTAGAAGTCGTTGTTTCTGAGCGTACGTTTAAGACTCATGCAGCACGCTTAAATCGTATTGGCGTTAACATTCGTAATACTTGCGATATAAAGACCTTCTCTACGGTCTTCATCCGTGAAATGCGCGAGATCAATCCTGTTAAGAACATTGCTCCACCTGCTTGGTACAAGCGGCCTAATCATTTGCAGGTGGCGGCATGAGTTATCACTCGTTTTCGTTTTTCGGGTTTGGCTTTCTTGTTGGCTGTGCCTTCTCCATTCTCGTCGCGGTGTTTTATGATCGTCGATAGTCAACAGGGTACTCAACTGTCCCAACGCCAGCGCCTGATGCTTCAACAGCAGCAGCATGTTCGTGCCTTCATGCATCCTGTTCTGGCTGATCAAGTTGCCAAAACGCTTAAGGCTATGGAAGTCCGGAAAGAGCAGGGCACCAAGCCAGAGCGTATCTGGTTCCCCGACCGTAAAGAAACTGGCACACCCTCTATCGCTGAATGGATGGGGTTTTGATCATGCGGTGGGTATATTCTAGTCTTGATGAATTTGAAAATGTTTTTGTTTACTGTTTTGTACTTTGGCTTTCTGTTCTTGCACGTGTTGTATGGATGGCGTATTAATGACCCGTGTTGATTATCAGAATTTACGTTTTACCGTGGAGAATCAAATTGCTGATCATGACAGCGGGCATATTGATTCTACTGCTCTCGCTAATTCAATTATGCGTGTTTTCTTGCAAGCTATCTCGATTGAGCAAGTCAAGTCCCAAGTTTCAAGGCGTCAGCTACTGACGTTTCGTCGTGATAAACAAGTAACTGTGCCCGCCTGGGCATTTCGAGTTCCGGGAACGATCCCGGCTCCCATTACGAAAGGGCGTTAATTATGTCGATGACACTACTGATTGAAGTTACAGGCCGTGAGCGTTCCGGTATTTCGACAAAATCGGGTTCCAGCAAGCCTTGGTGCATGTTTGAGGCTTATGTCCATTTGCCGAATGACCCGTACCCTCAAAAGACTTCGTTCTATGCTCAGGCCGTTAACGAGGTTCCACAGCCTGGTACTTACGAATGCGATGTTAACGTCGACGTTCGTGATGGTCGTTTGGAATTTACCTGTGACCCTCGTCAGGGTCGTCGTAAGAATATCCCGCCGTTGTCTGCTGCCATGTCGTCTAAAACTGGCGTTGCATAGGGTAGGGGAGAGTGCAATGGTTATTATCGACCGCGTAGTTTGTGATTTCTGTTACTGCGTGATCGGTCAGCTTTTTACGATGTCTGCGGTTTCAAAGGATTGTTTGAATGACTTGGGGCAGCCTCCTTACTTTTGTGTCTGTCCCGATTGTTTCGATAGTTCTGTTGTTTACGTTGAACCGGTTCTAATGGGGTTTGAGCGTGGTATTTCTTCCGGCTGATCCAGTGGTCTTATGTATTTTTCTTGGGTCTGTTGCTGCGTTGGCTGTTATTGCAGCGCTGGTTTTTTCTGATAAGTTTTAAGGAATCAATAAGTGGCTAACCAATCGGTGCTTGTTTGTTTTGGAATGTCTGCCGATTCTGGTGGGGGTTCACTTTGCAACAATCAACAATGGGTTAGCACTTACGTGGTAACACCTGACCAAGCGGCTCAGTTAGAGCTTCTGACGACGGGTGGATTTGATACAAATTCGTTCTTGCTGTTTTTTGGTGGAACGTTGTTTTTGTTTGCAACTGGTTTTGCCGTCGGCATTATCATTTCTCAATTGCGGAAACTCCGCAGGGGTTAATCATATGAAACAAGCAATCTCGAAGTTCCTGTCTGTTCCTTCTTTCCGTAAGGCGTCTATTGGCTTTGTTGGTGCCGCTTCCGTTCTGGCTGCTGGCAGTTCGTTCGCTGATGATCTTTCGGCCGGTGCGTTGACTGCTATCACGTCGGCTCAAACACAAGGTAGCGCTGTTGGTGGTGCTGTCGTGGCCTGTGTGGCGGCTCTTTGCGTCGTCGGTGTGATTATCGCCCTTGTCCGTAAGGTCTGATTCGGCGTGATCTGGTCTGCGTTGGCCGGTATCATTATGGCCAGCGCACTGGTTTCAGGTATCCGGTGCGCTGAATATCTATAACTTGTTGTAGGTACATCAGCCCCCGGAAACGGGGGTTTTTTTATGCGCTTTTTTCTATTGGTTTTACTTTTATTTTCTGCACAGTCTTTTGCTACTACTTATTATTGGGTTGGTTCTGGTGGCGGTCCTTCATATCCTGACCCTTCTGGGGCTTGTAATTATATTGGGACTTCAACGTACGGCTCTAATAATCCCTCTCAATCTTTTGTTTCCACTAGGATTGTTAATAATAGTGTTACGTCTGCCAGTTGTTATTTTACTGTTTTGACTATTGGTACTGGTGTTACTGCCGAGCTAAAAAATCCTAGTTATGTTTCTCGTTATGGTAATTCATGCCCTACTGGTACTACATTGAATGCCGTTACTGGTACGTGTGATACTCCAGTTTTTTATCCTCCTGGTTCCCTTTGTGATTCTCAGGTGGGGGCTTCTATTGGCATGCCTATAATTCATGATCTTACAGGTGCATGTGTTCCTTTTCTCCAAGCTGATACGACCTCTACATGTGCTTCTTTAGCTATTACCCATCCTACGCAAAGTCTAAAAGTTCGCGGTTCTGTTGATGCATCTGGTAATGGTGTTTTGGCTAGTAACTTGGCATCCTCTTTCGGCGGCATGTGTGAAGGCACTATGTCTAATGCTGATTGTGTTGTAGGTCCTACAAAATGTACTAAGGGTCTTTGTACTTCCCCTAGCACTTCCACTTGTACGGGTACGTTTACGTTCACTGGTCGTCCGGCGGTTCCTGTTCCGCCTGATCTTGGTTTGGCTGGTAAAAACTCAATTTGTGATGCGGGTGCTAATTGTAATTTGCCGCCTGCTGCTAGCACTGATGAAACAAAGCCATGTACTAAAGTTTATGATGCTGAGGGCCGTCAAAGCTGTAGTTCTTCAAATTTTACGGGTACTGATGGTGCGGTTAACTGTGGCACGGTCAATGGTCAATTCGGCTGTCGTGGTGCTTATCCATCATCTAAGGGTATTGAAATTGCCAGTACAACAGCGGTCCAAGCGCTTATAGATGGCAGTACGAAAGAGGTTACAACTAACAATGCGACTCAGAGTGTTTGTAGCGGTGGCATGGGGCCGGGTGTTTGTGTGATTTCTACCTCTACGTCTACCGTTACGACGTCCCATAGCTCTACTGGGGTTGTTTCGGGTACGGCTACGGTTTGTTCTGGCTCTCTCTGTGGTAATGCGGCTGTAAATACGGGGACGGGCTCTGGTACGGGCACTGCCTCTGGTTCGGTCGGTGATTGTGTTAAGGATTGTGGTACGCCTGCCGGATCTTCTCCTAAGGCTAGTTCTTTGGCTGCTCCTGCTCAGGGCAATTTCGATGGTGAGGCAGATAAATGGCAAAAGAAGATAGACGATTCTAAAACTGAGGTTGTTGCAGCGCTGGATAAGATGAAAGCGTTGTTTAAGCCTATATCCAATATTAGCTTGGGCGGTGGTGGTCAGTTGTATTGCCCACCTCCTGTTCAGATTTTGGATCACTCCATTTCGTTTTGCCTTGATGATTATGCAGGGTCATTAAGTTGGATTTCTGAGGTCGTGCTGTTGGTGTGTACAGTGTCTGCCATGTTTATTATTTTTTTATAGGTGATTTATGGACCTCGGATTTATTGCTGATTGGTTTACTAGTGCCAATACGTTTTTTCAGTATGTTTGGACGTTTTTGTCTTCGGGTATTTTTGATTTTGTTAAAACCGTTTTGGTTTTCTTCTCAAAAATGCTTATTTATTCGTTTGTCGAATTCAAGCTGTTTATGCTAGATATTGCTTATACCGTTGTTCAGGAAATTATGCAGGAAACTGGGATCACTCAATTGGTGACTTCTGCGTGGTCGTCTATTCCTGCCAATATTCAGCAGACGTTAGCGTTTTTTAATATTCCTCAAGGCTTGACCTTGATTTTTTCGGCTATCCCAACGCGTTGGGCGATGAAGTTTATTCCGGGGGCTTGATATGTCGATCAAAATTCACCATGGCCCGAATGGGTCTTATAAGACGTCCGGTGCTGTGTGGGACGATGCTGTACCTGCTGCGAAGGCGGGTCGTTTAATCATTACCAACGTGCGGGGCATGTCTAGTGAAAAGTTCCACGCTATGTTTGACGATTTGCCTGATACTTTTGATGTTATGTACATTAACCACGAACTCCAGGAGGGTATGGACCGGATTAGATCTTGGTTTCAATGGGCTCCTAGAGACGCCTTTCTGATTTTTGACGAAGCTCAGACGCTTTTCCCGAAAAAGTGGACTTCCAAGGATTTGGATAAGTTCGATTTTCCGGGTGGTATGGATGAGGCAAAGGCTGCGGATAAGCCCATGAATTTTCTGGATGGTTGGACTCGTCATAGGCACTGGAACTGGGACGTTATTCTGACCACTCCTAATATTAAATATGTTCACCCTGAAATTCGTGACACGTCGGAGGCTGCGTACCAGCATTCAAATTTAAAACTCCTTGGGTCTGTCCTTAAGTTCATTACTCAAAAGGATTACAAGGAGGCCATGCACCTGGCATCAGAGAATAGGGCTCCTACTGATGGATCAAACATTGTTGCACTCCGAAAAATTGATAAACGAGTCTTCAAGCTCTATGACTCCACCGCAACTGGAGCCCATCGGGACACCATGGCGGGTAAAAACGCTTTCACGTCGCCGCGTGTTCTCATGCTCGGGCTCGTTCTGTTTGGTGTTGTCGGCTATTTGGTCTTCGGTTCGGGTCTTGATAGTGTTCTCCATCCGCTATCTGTTAAGCCTCCTGCGTCATCCGTTCAACCTTCTAAGGGTCCTGTTCCTCAAGGTTCTGTCCAAGCTTCTGACGTGGCTGTTAATCGCGTTCCTGTTCAGCAGGTTGTGCCGGTTTCTGGTGACGTAGTTCATCATGATCCCTTTGCAGATCGCGACATTACTATCAAGGGCAGTCTCTGGAACGAGGAGAAAGGCGTTTTCTACGTGTTTGCTCTGGTCAAAGATCAGCATAGTTTTACGATGATGAGTAAGGACATGCTTGCGGCTGGCTATAAGATTCAGGCCCGCGGTTCCTGTGCAGCAGAACTGACCTATAACGGCGAAACCCGAACTGTTGCTTGTCTTGGTTCTGGAGCCACCGGCGGCGGTGAGGAGCGGCTCGGTTCAGAGCGACGAACCACCGCCGGTGGTTCGTCATTTTCTTCTTCTCGTGGTGATCAAGTAGCCGACTCTGGAAGGCCAGCTAATCAGGCATCGCGCGGCGCTCCGTTTACGGTTGTTGCTGACAGCAGTCGTGTTCCCAGGAGCTTCAAATAGATATAACTAAACTAAACAGCAATTTAGCGTAGTTAGACGTTTTAGCTCTGAAAGCAAGCGTACACCGCCCCGCAAGAGAAACCTATGGGTTCGCATAAT